GTAAGATGCCAGTGGGTATTAGTACCGCCCACACCTCTGCGTAAGCAAGTGGCCCAGCGACGGTCAAACATATCAAGCACTCTTAGCGGGGTGCTTTTTCTTTGGTTTCCAGCTGGTTCTTTCTCCTTCTGGCTGGATGCGGCAGGCATATAAAAAACCTCTTGTTTCTATCTCCCTTTTCCCCTTGACACACAGCCTGCAAACTCACAGCCCCGCGTATCGCCTTGCGGGACTAAATAAAAAATAGGCACGAGGCCTATTTGACGGGATGGCGTGGGATGATGCATCGTTTATGTACGATATCACTCATCACAAGCAAAAACTGTAGATTGGTGGGCTTGCCTTTGGCAGACAGGATAGTGTTGCCAAAATACTTTGATAACACACTGGTATCACCTCGGGTCCAAGCTCCCTCGATTGATGTGCGGATATTGCGCTCGACGCGCGTGGCTGTAGTGTGATGAGCAGTAGCTACTTTTGGGTAGAGACGGCCCTTGAGATTTTGCAACAGTGTCTGATCTAACACCGCATAAGTCAGAGCACTGGCCAACAGGTTGTAGCCTTGGTTTACGATGCCGCGCTCCTTGAGCAGCTCCACAGCGATGCCATGGATGACAAGAGCGTCAACTCGATCATCCTCGTCCGGTGTAAGATCAAAAAACTGCTCAAGAGTGTTAAGCAAGGCCATATAAACATCCAGCCTATGTACACAGCTTAAGCAGTGTTCAGGTAATATTTCCATTATTTTCCTCCTCTCAAAGTTATTTTAATTTGAGAGAATAACTAATAACACCGGATTTAAGCCGTATAAAGCATAAAAATTAAAATAACAGACAAATGTTGTCTAAAATCAACGAAATTGTCGAAAAGTGTCGATTACATCAGGAGGTGGTGATATGACGTGACAACAGATCCAAAACGTGAGCTTGCCCGCGAGCTTTATCTGCAAGGCAAAAAATATCAGGAGATCGCCGACGAGGTTGGTGTATCGCTATCTGCAGTAAAGAGCTGGGCTACCCGGTACTGGCGGGCGGAAAAGTTGCAACCGAAAAAGCAAAAAGTTGCAACCGAAGTTGCAGAGAAAGTTGCAACCAAACGACACCGCGGCGGGCAGCCCGGCAACCACAATGCCACGGGTCCGCCGGGAAATCAGCACGCTGTCAAGCACGGCTTTTTTTGTAAGGTGCTGCCTGCTGAGACACTGGAACTGGTTGAAGACCTGCAGGTACTGGATCCGCTGGATGTCCTCTGGCAAAATATCCAGATCCAGTATGCAGCGATCCTGCGGGCGCAGAAGTTGATGTATGTCGTGAACCAAGAAGACAAGACAGTCGAGAAGATCGAGGTAAAAGACGGTAACGTCATTGGTGAGCGTTGGGAAGTGCAGCAGGCCTGGGATAAGCAAGCCACTTTTCTATCGGCGCAGTCCCGCGCGATGCAGACGCTGACTAACATGATCAAACAGTATGACGCGATGGTTGAGTCTGGCATGGCTAATCAAGAGCAACGAGCGCGGATCGAGCTGTTGAAAGCTCAAGTAAAAGTACAAGAGGCAAAAACACAAAGTGCAGATCCAGATAGTTACGAAGACGATGGTTTTTTGGAAGCTCTCACAGCTAAAGCGGGATCTGATTGGGACGATTATGATGGTAATTAAAACAACAAGGATAAAAAAACGAGCTCTGTTTAAATTCGCAACATTTTCCAAAAAGCAGCGAATGATCCTGAATTGGTGGACAAGCGAAAGTCCTGTCAAAAAAAAGAACGGAATTATTGCTGACGGATCTATTAGATCAGGAAAAACCATTGCGATGTCCTTGTCGTTTGTTCTTTGGGGCATGACTTGTTTCTCAGGACAGAATTTTGGTATGGCAGGGAAAACCATTGGTTCTTTTCGTAGAAATGTACTATTTTGGCTTAAGCTCATGCTCTTCGGCAGAGGATATCTTGTAAAAGATCATCGATCTGATGGGTATGTTGAGGTGACCGATCGAAGAAATGGAAGAGTTAATTTCTTCTATATCTTTGGCGGTAAAGACGAAAGTTCACAGGATTTGATTCAAGGTATTACTTTAGCGGGCATGCTTTTTGACGAGGTCGCATTAATGCCAGAAAGCTTTGTGAATCAAGCGACAGGAAGATGTTCTGTAGAGGGATCAAAGTATTGGTTTAACTGCAATCCAGATAATCCACATCATTACTTTAAAAAAGAGTGGATTGACCGTCGAAAAGAAAAGGATCTTATCTATCTTCATTTTACGATGGATGATAATCTCAGTTTATCTGAAGCAATCAAGAAAAGGTATAAAGCGATGTATACAGGTGTTTTTTACAAACGCTTTATATTGGGCTTGTGGGTGGCCGCGGAAGGATTATTATTTCCTCAGTTGGCAAATGATTCGGAGCATTGGGAATACAGGTCAGATGAAGGAAAAAGGTTGCCTGCGTTTAAATTGATTAATGTAGGTCTGGACATCGGCGGAACGCGATCACATAGTACCCTTGTGGCTACTGGGATCACTTCAGGATTTCAAAAACTGATTTCTTTCCAGGAAAAAAAGATCATTCATCAAAAGGGTAGCATCGATACCGACAGAATTTGTGAAGAAACTTATACCTTTATACGCACATTGGAGTTGAATGGGTATATCGTAACAACCCTGTGTGTTGACAATGCCGAACAGGTCATTTTGAACACAATTGCTGGCTACCTATCAAAAAGAGGATGTCAGACCAAGGTAACGGATTGTAAAAAAATCAAAGGCTCTTCCAGAGTCCTGGTGTACAATCTTTTGTTGAATACAGACAGAATGCTATTCTATCGTGTCCCTATGGTGATTGAGAGTTTGACCACCGCAATGTACGATCCAAACAAAAAAGAAGATACAATTCTTGATGATTTTACTACGGACATTGATACATTCGATGCCCATTTTTATAGTTTCAGCTTATTCCTGGATTATCTAGGAATTATGAGCTGATAGATAGGAGATGAATCCATGAAAGATGTGTACGCCATCTTAGAATCAAAAGGCTACGAAGTCAGTGACTCTCTAAAAAACTACTATTCACTGATTGAATTATGGCGAGATTGGTGGAAAGGGTATGTCCCTGCTTTTCATGCATATAAGATTTCAGATAAATCTGGGAAATTAATTGATGCTAAGCGCAAGTCTATGAAAATGGCGAAACGAATCAGTGAAGATTGGGCTAGTCTGCTTCTCAATGATAAAACTTACATTATTGTTGATGATCAGACAGATATGAATACCGAAGCCGGAAATACAAATTTGGTTGACGGAGAAAGTCAACGATTTTTAAGCGGAGACGAAAATGAACAGAGCGGAGGAGTTCTGGGCATATCGAAATTTTGGAAGATTGGCAACAGAACCATTGAAAAGTCGTACTCACTTGGAACAGCAGCATTTGTGTTAACATTGGTAAAACCCAAGCTTGTCGGCACGAAATTGACTGCAGAGAATGTGAAAATTAAGGCAATCAAAGAAGCAGATATGATCGTACCATTATCTTATGATGAGGATGAGATCACTGAGATCGCATTGTATAGTCAGAAAAAAATCAATGGCAAATCCTACCTCTATCTGCAGTTGATAACATTAGAGGTTGATGGGCGATACAAGATAACTAATGAATATTATCGTAAAACCGAGGTAAACGGTGTCATTGAATATGAAGATCAACCGTGTAAGCCAACTCATGAGGTAGCATCTTACTTTTTAACAGCAAAGCCATTCTTTATTGTTGCGCCAAATCAGGAAAACAATAAGCTAGATGGAATTCCGATGGGAATGTCAGTCTATGCCAATGCCTTGCATCAGTTGCAGTGCTGTGATCTTGCGTTTGATAACATGTCCAACGATTTTCTGCTTGGAAAGAAAAGAATCTGTATTAACGAAGATATCATTTCGAGTGGAATCGCAGTGGAAGGCAAGACAAATGATAGGGCAACACAGCTAGTTCCCAATACAGGGGACGCCATTGAAAAGACGCTTTTCACTTCTATGGGCAAGCGGCTTCCCCAGGAGCCAGCGTTATTTGAAGAATATAATCCGGATCTGCGCGTGGAGTCCAACATTGATGGGATTCAAGCTTTTCTTAATTTGCTTTCGTTCAAGTGTGGGCTCGGAATGAACCGATATCAATTTGACCGACAGTCACTGGCTACGGCAACAGAAGTGAAGTCAAGCAATAAAGAACTGACAGAGAGCGTATGGAAGCAAAGAATTGGCATTCAAGATGTATTAACAGAAATGACGAGATCCATCTTAAAACTTGGTCATGATATCTGCGGTGCGAAAACGAATCCAGATGCTAAGGTTACAATTAAATTTGACGACACAATGTTCAGTGATCAAGACGCTGAGCAGCTGCGTGATCTACAGCTTGTCAACTCTGGGATTCTGAAAAAATGGGAGTTCAGGGTGAAGTGGCTTGGAGAAGATGAAGAGACTGCCAAAAAGATGGCTCCAGAAGAAGTTAAGGAAGAAATAACATTCGATGATTAGTCCACGTGATCTAGGACACTTAACGGATGAGGTTGAGAAAATTTGGCAGGAACTCGAAGATGAACTTTTAGCAGACATGGCTCAGAGGATCATTAAGAATGACTATACTTTTCCATCGACAGCTGCATGGTACAAGCATAAGTTAGAAGAGATTGGCGTTCAGTATGATTACATTGTGAGACAGCTTAGTCGGACACTAAAATTATCGGAAAAGCAGGTTAAGCGTATCATTGGTGAGTCGGTGCAAGACGCTGTGGATACGGACAATTTGATCTTTAAAGCTGCGGCAGAGGCGGATCTGCTTGAATCGGTGACAGATACGTCAGAGCTGATATCAAAGTTTATCGCCGATGGTATTAAGTCGACCAATGGTGAGCTGCGTAATTTTGCCAGGACGTATGCAGCAGATGTCAGCAAAGCTTATGAGAGCCGGACCATCATCCGGGACTTCTCCTATAAT